AAGTTGGCGGCCGACGATGCCGAGTACGAAGAACAACAGCAACGCGAAGAACAGCAACAGGCACCGACCCAACAGCTGACCCCGCCGTACCCGGTGTACGCGGATCACTATGCAAAGTTTGCAGACGAAGAAGATCCCGAGGTAAGAAAAATACTAGCGGAACGAAGCTATCAATCAGCAGTCGATGAATGGTCAAATCAGCCACCCACCGAGTTTCCGCGCGTCGAGATAGTGCTCGACGATGCACCTCCACTACTAACGAACGCGGAACAAGATCACAATAACCCCCACATGGAAGTAGACCCCTCGAATGTGGCTACGGACGAACTTGGCAATGAAATAGGCAACGAGGACAATGCCTTCGATGCGTTGTACAACGATATGCTGATCGACTACTGGGACGGGAACGGGGCACATCCAGATACACACTTTACACAGGCTCAACTTGAAGATCGAAACGAAAGGTTGGAAATATATACTGGCGAAAGGTTTGTTCCAGAAGTGAAGCCGCTGTCGATCAATGAGTATGGTTCAATGCCTAATGGATTTAAGTGTGAGGCAATAACACGGTCTATACCTACATATTATAGACTTGGGTATGTGTTAGAAGCTGTTGCAAATAATTTCAGAAGGCAGGATGCGGATGAAAAAATTGATTTGAATTTTGTTTATAAACCGTTACCAAATGCTCCGGTTAGTATACCATTAATTGGTCCCGTACGGAGCGAAGAAGATATACCGTTAAAAGTGATGTTACCACCGGATGGAGCTTTGACCGACCCGAATGAAATGTTGACGGGTGAAATCCGCGCAAGAAGTGAACAAGAATGGGAGGACTATTTGCGAGCGGTGACCGATATCGCGCGGAGCGGCACAGAATTTTTTAAAACACAATCGGTAAGTCATGAACTTTTATACACTACATTTGATGCACCTGTATCAATAAAACAAATTAATAATCTTTTAAATAAAAATCCAAATATGAACGCATTGAAATTAATAAAAGCGATAATTGCTATAGCTTCTAAAACATTAGGCGCGGGTCAAGAAGAATCTGTTGGGTTTAGATTAGATTCAAGAGTTGCTGCAGGTAATGCTAATATTGTGGAAATTTTCTCCACTTCAAACATTGAACAAACTATTGAAGATACAATTGAAAATTTAATTAAAGAAGGCAAGATGGAGGATGCAAAAGACCTCGCGATTTCTATTACATATGCCCATGATAATTCATTAGTTGAAAATATTGATGTTGCTTCTAAAATTGATGTCAACGCTTGGGCTGTTTTTAGACAAGACGGGGCCACTAATAGAATGGGTGTTGATTTATTAAAAGAGTTACTGGGCGATGATGGGAAATTTAAAGTAGGCGTGATACCTAATTACATACAAGCAATTATAGATTCAAATTGGGTGGATCGGCCAGAGGAAACCGATAATCGCGGCCGCAACCAGTCCGCCGCGTCCGCGCGGCTCAGGAATAAAACATGGAATGAGCTTATAGCAAACGAAGATCTGCAATTAATGCACAAAACTCAAGCCGAATTAGAATCAATAAGAAGAATATCTTTGGTATTGAGGGAGGTTCAACAAGAGGGTGGAAACACAGAAGAAAACAGACGCTTGGCCAACAGTGCACTAGGCACATTATTGTTTACTGATATGACTTTTTATAATAGTTTGTTAGTGTCTTTTATGGAAGAAAATTCTAATGTACACTTAGGAAAAGTGTTATCAAATTATCTGTTAACAATAACAACTACAGTTCATGGTATAACAGGCCTAAGTCCATTAGATTATATTTTGGTGGACAATGTTATCCAAGGTGTGAGGGGAATCTATTATATTTCCAACTTGGAGGAAGATCTCCGGCCGGGGAACTTCAATACATTAATTACCATGCAACTTGCGCGGCAGATGTAACGTATACAATAACTCTAATAATCATTAAATTCCTATAGTTATACATTCTCAGGAGAGATATATGAAATACTATTGGGGCGAAGATGAAGAAACAGCTATCGTTCTATTTAATCAAATGGAAGATATAGAAGAAAAGCATGTTATCTATGTTAATACCATAGAACCAGCCTTTCAACGCCTTGTGGAAAACATTTACTACGCCTACAACTTTAACAAAACATTATATGATTACGATAGTATTAAACATGAAGCTATAACACATCTTTATGAAAAATTAAATCGTTATAATCCTAAACTTAACAAGAAATCATATTCGTATTTCGGTACCATTGTAAAAAATTGGTTGATCCAACAATCTAATTCTTTTAAGAAGCAGGTATTTATAGATGGAGATAGTAGAGATGGTATTGTTCACGATCTAAGTATGATTCATTATAATACTGAAATTGTGGATAACGAAAGTAAAAATTTAATTGATAGAGTTGTTAATGAATTAATTGAGATCATTGAAGATGAAAACAATGTTTTGACTATTGATGATAACAAAGTGTTAAGTATTGTTATTGAAATGTTGAAAGAATATCAAATATTAAACATTACTAATAAGAAACAGCTTTATGTTTATGTTCGTGAAGCAACTGATCTGCCATCTCGTAAAATTACCAAGTCTTTGAATAAGATTAGAGGATTGTATTCTCATATCAAATTAGATTTTATAGAGGGCTAATGACTTTTGATGATAAAAATATTGAAGAATTAGCTACAGAATATACTGACAGTCTTGTTCAATACGAAGATTTTTTAACTATTGCTAAAGAGTTGTTCAAAAAAATTGAACCACTAAAGAAAAATTTAGTAGAGATGGAAAAAGAACTTATCAAACGAGGCGTAGAGATAAAAAATGTCGGAAGTTAGCTTTTCAAATTTATTCCACCCCGGTCAAAGATTTATAGAAGAAGCCTATCAGTCTTCGCTTAACAAAACTAATTTTATATTAAGTAATGGTATCGTTCTTGATGTTCTTCGTGACGTTAATTTTGATAAAGAGTCAACAAAAGTATTACCACAGTATAGTATAAAAGCAAAAATTATTGGTGAGGGTGTATTAGTAGAACAGGAAGATGATGTTTTCTCATCATCTGAGGTTGATGATTGGTATGTGCCATTGTTATCAACACACACAATTTCGTTGCCCGAAATAGGTGAAGAGATTTTAATAATAAGAGAAACTACTGAATCAGACTCTAAGGGTTATTGGATCGGCAGAGTCAATAATAGTCCGTGGCTAAGCACACATTTGGTTGGTGATAACAACTCCCAAAACGCATTGGGCGAAACTGGTTTTGATATAGATGTTGTCGGTATGAATGATATCAACAATGATATTCAACCAGAAAGAACTATTAGAAATACCGGAGTTCCTGCGTTATTGGGAGATGTTATTCAACAAGGTAGAACGAGAACATTCATAAGACATTCGTTTTCGCCGCGGCGAAGTAAAAGAGGCATATTAGAAATGGGTATTATGAATAAAGATTTCTATGCGCTCAGAGACAACATTGCTACCATAGGTAAAACTGCCACTAAAGTTATTCATGTTGAAAAAGGAAAATTAAGTGATATAGGTAGTGTCAAAAAAGTTACTCCTGTGGCAAAAATAATTTCAACTCCCCTCGGCACTAGAATGATTAATGATAAAGACGCTGTTAGAAACTTCATCGCAACTATTGCTGATGAAACATATACTATATCTTTGGAACAAGACGCAGAGAGATCCTTGAATCGTCACGTATTAGGTGAAAAATTGGTTTCGTACGAAGAAAACATTGGAGCAATATTTGCCCAAACACTTGATAAGTTAGGTGATGTTGTTACATCTATAGAAGATTTTTTGAATCATTTTTTAAATCATACTCATGCTATACCAGAAATTAATTTCCAGATTCCAGATAAAGAAATCAAATTTCGAGACTCTCGTCGCGATCCAGATACTCTTGTATATCAACGCCCTTCAGTTGTTGAAGTAGATGGTAGAACTATATCAATTCCACAACCTCCAACTATTAAAACTGGAGCTTTACGAACTGTGGTTAAAAAGCAAAAAATTAACTATGACGCTATTTCTATTGGTGGAGAATCCTCAACTAGATTTACAACAACTCCAGAGTCGTCACCTGCAACTCATTTTATTGATACTAGCTTGGGCCAACGTAAAAATGATTTTGCAGAACAAATTAATGAATTAACAACACTAATATCTAATGCAAGAGATATTTTAAGTAAGAGACATTATCTAAATTAGAGAATTATTATGCCTGGGACTATCAACTATTCATTTCCTTTAAGGAAATTTCGTAAAGGTTTTTTTGAAGGCAACCAAGATACAATACGAGCGGTCAGGGAAAATATTAAAATTCTTCTTTTGACCAAAAAAGGTGAACGTGTTGTAAATGGTGGGATTGGTACAAATATTCCTATTTTATTAGGTAGTTTGTTTGAACAAATCGTCCCTGCTGAATTAGAAGTTAGGATTCGTTCAGAAATAGAATCTGCAATAAGAGTATGGATGCCAGAAATTAAATTGGTATCTTTAAAATTATATTCTGAAGATACCGCTGGAGGAATAGGGGTGTCCTTAGACACTAATCAAGTATTAATAAGAATGAAGTATGTATTAAAGAATGCTGATCAGTTGGTTGATTCTGTTCAATTAACATTAAGTCCATAGAGAAAAAGTAATGACTGAACGCGTAAAAGAAATAAGAGAGATAAATTATCTTTCAAAAGATTTTGATGATTATAAACAAGATCTCATAAACTTTTTAAAGAAATATTTTCCTAACGAGTGGCAAGACTTTAATGACGCCTCTGGTGGTATGGCATTGTTAGAAATGATTGCCTATCTTGGTGACTCTCTGACATTCTTGTTGGATAGACAAGTAAACGAGGGATTTCTTGATAGAGCTATTGAAACAAAGAACATATTTAGTCTTGCACAAAATTTTGGTTATAAACCAAAACTGGCATCGCCGGCTGTTACTAACCTATCAATTTCAGCAACGTTTCAAGACGCAACAAGTGCAAGCGTTGCTTTTGTTCTTAAGAAGGGTAGTAGAGTAACATCAAATTTTGAACCATCTGTTAGTTTTGAGATTTTAAATGATGTTGATTTCTCAGCTTCAGCAAATAGAGTTCATACAAAATCCGCCGGCGCAACACAGGCTACATATAGTATTACTGGTGTATCCGCTGCAGCTGGCACAACAAAACTATTTTCTTATAGTGTAGGAGTAGTGCCGAAATCATTTTTAAGAATAGAGTTACCGAGTGTGGATATAACAGAGATTTTTTCTGTATCATCTAATGATGGATATGAGTGGCAAAAAGTAGACAATTTAGCTCAAGAAACTATTTTTGCTGGTGAGGCAAACACAACATCATCATCTGGTGATGTTCCTTTTATTTTGAAGTTGAAACGTGTTCCAAGAAGGTTTGTTGAAGAAAAAATAGCTGGTGGCAAAACAGCAATAACATTTGGTGGAGGCATTAGTACAGCCGAAGATAATGAGATCATACCAAATCCAGAAGATTTTGTTTTACCTCCGTCATTGAGAGGGTCTGTGTCTGGTTTTGCGCCTATGGTAATTGATTCTTCTAATTTCTTAAAAACAAAAACATTGGGTATTGCTCCTTCATCAAACACTATAATTGACATAAATTATAGAACTGGTGGTGGTTTAGCTACCAACGTTGGGATGAATGTGTTGTCAAGATTTACAAATAGAGTTATTGAGTATAAAAATCCAACAATTGAAGTCTCGAATGCAGCTGCAACAGATGCATTAGTAAAAACCATTGCTGTAACAAATCCTGCTCAAGCTACTGGCGGCGCAGAACGAGAATCTTTAGTTTCTATTAAACAAAATGCGTTGTCGTTTTTTAATGCTCAAAACCGAGCGGTTACTTTAACAGACTATCAAGTTAGAGTGTTATCAATGCCCGGATGTTTTGGTAGTGTATTTAGAAGTTTTGCTCGAAAAGATTCAACTAATTCATTAGGTGTGGAGTTGGTATTAATGGCTCGTAACTCAAGAGGTGAGTTGATTGTTCCCGCTGAAACACTGAAGAACAATATTGAAACGTATATCAAACGTTTCAAGTCATTCTCAGATAGTGTCAAACTAACAGACGGTAAGGTAGTCAACATTGGAACAGACTTTAGCATTGTTGCTGCACCAAACATAAACCCAAATGAAGCATTGTTAGAAGCGTTCAATATTGTCAAACCGATGTTACATACATCGTTAGGTAACTTCAATGACACCTTGGTAGTGTCAGACTTTATTGCCAAGATTCAGGCATCTGTAAAAATTAGGTCAGTTGTGAGATTTAATTTTACCAACCTTGCTAACACAGTAGATGGTAGACAGTATTCTACGACAACGTTTGATGTACTAGCCAACACAGTAAACGGCATACTCAGTATGCCAGAAGATATGATTTGGGAAGTGAAGTATCCCAACATAGACATTATTGGGAGAACAGTATAATGTCACGTGCTCGAGCATATGTAGAAAAAGATACGTGGATTACCGAACAATCAACAACTTCTAACTTTGGTCTATCACCAATATTAGAAGTATGGAACAAGGTTAATTCTACACGTAACACAAAGGAGTGGGCCAGAGCGTTGATAAAATTCTCTCTCACATCACTAACAGGTGGTATTATCAGCACTGGTAAATATCCAGACCCAAGAACTGATACGTCTGTCTCTGCATATATGTATTTGTTTAATGCTTTACACGGTGATCCAATAGCATCTAACTTTACAATCTGGGCCTTACCTCTTACGGCAGATTGGACTGAGGGGACAGGTTTAGATAATGACAAACTTTCGCAAACGGGTTATGCTGATGCTCTATCGGCTACAAACACACAATCATGGACAGGACTTAACTCTACTACTGGTGGGCATGCTGTGTTGGGTAGTGATACAAAAGTGTATGATTCTAGTTCGGGTAGTGCTACGTTCACACAGGGGGAAGAAAACCTCAAGGTAGACGTGACTACATGGTTTAAGGGACACTTGAATAGTGTGTCTGCTAACTATGGTTTCCTATTGAGAATGGCTGATGGTCAAGAAGCAAAAGATGGGCCTGAAGCTACGGCAGCAGGAGTAGATACGTCAGTATCATCTACGAGTTTCTTTACGAAGAAATTTTATGGACGTGAAACAAACACACGTAAACGACCATACATTCAGTTAGAATGGCCGGGAGAACTTAAAGACGATAGGTCATTAATGAAATTTTCTAAGACTGGCAATCTATTCTTCTACAACATGGTTGACGGTGTAATGGAAGATTTGAATGGAACAAAAGAATTCCCCGGCCATGTTACAATCTCTGCTGACGGCGTGGCAACAAGTCCTATGACACTAACAGCAAGTCGTTTTGCTAAAGGTGTATATAAAGTTAACATTGGAACTTCTGCTCCAGCAGCAGGTGGTAGTGTAAGTGGTATTAATATTGGAACTTCTGCTTCTTCATTGTTTGTAGATTCTTGGGTGGTTACAACGGCTGGTGAATATCTAACGACAACCGGTGCGTTGACATTCAATCAACCTGTACAGGGCGCTCAATCGTTTAACATTTCAAACTTTACTGTCAATCTTATCAACAAGCAAACCACATATGATTATGGTTCAACAACAAAGATAAGAGTATTCATTAGAGATAGAAGCACAATATTAAGTCCAGTAACAGGTAGCACTACAGCAATGAGTGGTTTTATTGCCAAGAGTGGTACGGTAGAAATACGTGAGTTGACTACAGATTTAGTTGAAGTACCAGAAGTAGAAATCTCATACGATAAAGATGGCAACTGGTTTGAGTTAGATACCAATAATCTTTATCCAGATATTGAATATAAGGTAGTGCTAAAACTAAATATTAAAGGTGACACATTCCATTATGACAGGCCGGATCTGTGGAACTTCTTTGTAGTCTAAGAAAGTAGGAATATATGGCTGATGGATTTTCCATTGAGAGCTTAATTGATTCTCTATCCGGTTTTGGGAGTAGTTCAGGCGACCTCGCTACACTCTCTCTAACGTCCGATCAAGAACAAGTAAGGCCCCTTATAGACTTCGGTGAGTTCTCCCGTCACATCTTCTTTGGCGATGGCCTACGACGTTTTAGAGTATCATTGCGACGTATCGAGCAAGAGTATCCTATTGGATCGTCTGCCGAGCCGGCGATAGCCTCTCTATGTGCCGAAAACATCTATAGAGTAGACAAGTTCAAGAAGCAATCTACTGACTTTGAGTTGTGGTTTTTGAATGAGTTAACCAAAGATACCAATGGTGTTGTTGGATCAATCACTGCCTCTGCAAATAATGATAAAGGCGAACCTGTAAGATTGCCGTGGGTTAAACGAAACTCAACCAATACAATAACAGGATCACAAACCGCTACAATGGACTCTCTTTCTGCTCGGGCTGAAAACTTTGAGAAGGAAAACAGAGAACAAATTGATCAAACGTCAGGTACAGCAGTAGAAATTGTCTCAACATCTACTGGGGTCGAACGGCATGTAACAACAATTGCCGCTACTGGTGAACGTATCATAAGCAGAGCATCGAAATTATCTAATATGTTACCAGAAATTCTGTTTACTGGTGATACTGACGACGTATTGAACAACACTTTGGCTGCTATGGGTGATATGATAGACGAATTGAAGATGTTTATCGAATATATCCCATATGTAAAACGTATTTCTTACGAAGATAAGAACAGAATACCAAATAAATTCCTACCGGTCATAGCTAGAGAGTATGGAATAGATCTTTTTGAATCTGCTGCAGCAAATATAGCGAATCAAAACTTCACAACGACCACTGGTGATATCACAAACAAGGAAATCACCTATAAATTGTGGAATAGAGTGATGAACAACGCTATGTACCTGTTAAAAACTAAGGGAACTAGAGAAACTGTTGAATCAATTGGTCGTATTTACGGTGTTGATCATAATTTCCTTAAGACAAACGAATATTCGGTATTCAATGCGCCGACAATGGTAAGAGAAATTGAAGAAGTAGATACTCCAGTGTTGTTTTCTACTGGTGATGTGTTTGTTCAGACAACATCTCACGCTGTAACCGGAAGTGCTAACGCTTTTGACTTCGCTAGTGGACAAGATTTCACACTTCAGATGAGAGTTTCTGCCACAGCCGGTGCAAATCAAGGTGCTACGGGTCACGTATTGTTTAGACACCCATTATACACCATTGATATGAATGCTTCAGGTCAGGTTGCTTTCAAATCTACTCTCACAGCTAGTATGTCAGCACAAACGGTTAGTCTGGCGTTATCTGGTGGTATAGGGTCACTATCATCATACGTTCATACACAAGATAACTTCATTAATGTTGCCGCAAGTCGTAGTGGTAATGGCCTAAACGTTTTTGCTTTTGCTTTATCTGCCTCACCATCGGGTGGTAATGACATTATTGCAATGAACTCTGGTTCCACAACACATACAGACGTTGCTCTTGCTGATTTTAACTCATCTGGTGCAAGTGGCTCGTTGTTTGCTCCATATTTCCCCGGTAGTGGTTCGTTTACTGGTTACATTCACGAAGTAAGAGCATGGGATGTGCCTCTTGCTGATGAAGATATGATTGAACATACCAGAAACTTTGAATCCACATCGTTTATTAACTCAACAGCTAGTCCACGTAATGCCACATACAGCAGTTTGTCTGCTCATTATAAGTTACGAGAAAATACTATTCTTGCTGGTGACTATAACTTCATTGTAGACTCTACAACGGCTGGAAACAGTGCTGTGCCGGTGAGTTTTGAATCATTAGATACCGACAAACGTTATCGTATCTTTCCAAATCATAAAAAGGTCAACACATACTATCCCACAGGTTTTGCGGCGGACAATGATCGTATTAGACAAACAAATAGTGGAACAGATCAAAAAGATATTGGTTATGTAAGTTTCAGTTTGAACCCAATCAATGCTGTCAATAGACAAATCAAGAATCACATTCAAAATCTTAACCTGTATGACCTATTAGGTACGGCTGAAGATCATACACAAGGAAGATATCACGGACCTATGCCTGAGAAATGGCATGAGATTACAGCACAATGGGGTTTATCCGTAAGTGCCAGTGTTTCTGGTGACGGTGTGTTCAATAATAGAATTAAGAGCGGTGGCGGTATTGATGGAACTGGTATATCGGGCGTAACTGGTAATAACGTCGGACTAACAGACATTAACACGTTTATTAAGGCGATGGACAACTTTAATGATGTGTTGGGTGGCATGTTCCCATTCATAAAACAATTCCTTCCAGCAAAAACTAATATATTGGCAGAAGGTATTTATATTGAACCACATATTTTAGAAAGAAGTAAACTAAAGAGAAGATTTGGACATAGAAGTAATGGTGAGTTAGTATCAATAGGATCATTCACAGCCGATGGTAACATTTTGTCAGACGATGAAGGGTCAACACCATACAACTCTACCCCTTCTATCATTGAACATCCACTAACTTCATTGCCTATCAGCAATAGATTTAATGCTTGGGACTTAGAACACCAAGATGCTATCAGTGGTAACACAAAAACATTGATTGCTAGTGGTGGTACGACTGCCCGTTTCCAAGCATATCAATATACGGACAACAATGTACAGTTAACGATTGACGAATCTATTACATCACAACGAAGTCTGCCAAACGTAGTCAAAAACTCTTCTAGAAATGCTCCAAGATTCTTATCTACAAGAGTTGGTAGGTTTTTACCAATCAGAATCACACCAGCCCGTCGTGCTCAAACTGAATTGGATATAACATTGGATCAATTATTGCTTTCCCCGACGGCCGTTACGACAGCGTCTAATGGGTTTATAAGTGGTCGTGTGAAAATGCTGGCTGGCGGTAATGTATTCAAGACCTCCAATCCAGCTCTGCGTTTTGAGTTTCCTACTTCTGGTGATGGAACTAACTTGTTTGTCGCTACTGTTGGTGACATTAATGCTGGGCAGGGTAGAGAGATAAAAGATAAAGACACAATAATTACAACACCATTAGAGATTGAAGAAATTCAATTTAACTTAACACTACATGATGTTGTTACTTCTTTGAGTGCCATAAATGGTGGACGGAGTATCACACAACTAGTGGTGAACGATACCATCTCTGGCAGTATAGGAATTGTGCCTATTACAGTTGTGAATCTATTTAATAACGATTCGTATGTGTTTAGAGTTGGTATTAATGCCGATACAAATAGAGACACAGACTTAATTACACAAATTACGCGGCAAGGTGTAGAGAAAGTTCAATCGTAACTAAAGGAATAATAAAATGAACGAATACATTAATCAATTTAGACAAGTGTCATCCGATAAAGAGGGCGAAGTTGTCAATAGTCTTATAGGTAAGAAAAATGTTTTGGAGGTGGGCTATTATGCTGGACAGGTTTCTGTTCGACTAGCTGAGGTTGTGGAAACTTTGGTTTGTATTGATTTACCTAACAAATTCTTCAGTCCAGACTTAGCTGACCATATCAAACTAAACCATATTTCTAACATTAGAAACGAAATAGTAGAAGATGTTATTCAGTATGTAAAAGATAACTACAGTAATTTCGATGCAATCTATATTGATGAAAGTCATGGTCGTATTGATGGTTTGATTACATGGTTAGGGAAAAACACACACGCACCATTTCAGTTTTTATACAATAATCATGCCACCGATAGTATCAAATCTATTAATATTGTTGTTAGTAAAGAAGTTAAGAGAGCGGTTGCAGAAGCGGCCGTTGCCGCGGAACAGGCAGCTGCCGAAGATAAAAAAGTTGTTTCTTCAACACCTCCAAAGAAAAGAACAACCAAACAGAGTAAAACCACAACAAAATGATATTTAGTAATAGAATAGAAGTTATTAAAATATATTAGTGTTGCATTTAAAAGGAGAACTACATTGGCTTTTCTCGACTCATCCACAGCCGTCATCGACGCGATTCTAACTAAAAAGGGTCGTGAAGCGCTGGCAAAAAATGATGGTAGTTTTAGAATCACCAAGTTTGCATTTGGTGATGATGACGTAAACTATCAATTGTTTGATGTTACCAACTCAGTAAATCCTGAGCGTGACATTCTAAATCTACCGGTATTGGAACCAATCTCAAACGACGCGGTTGCTCTGTTGAATAGGTTGGTTACATTACCCAAGGGCACTTTGAAGATTTCTACCTTGAAGCTACAACCTACTGTTGCTACAGCAGATTTTGGTAACGACGTTAGAATTGAAGTTTCAACCGAAAATGGTGAAGATCCACAGGGTTATACCGCTACATCAAGAGACTTGGATATCGCCGTTGTAGAGTCAACAAAGGCTCTGCCAGATGAAAATGGTACTGGTATTTTTAATCTTAAAACAGGTGCTAATGCTGGTGGAAAATCTGGTGATACCAAGATTGATGTAATTGGTATTAATACTGGTGCAAGAAAAGAGTTTACTCTTACCATTAGTGCTACGGCAACAACTTAAAATAGGGAATCATAATGTCTTTAACAGAACTCGATTTAAATAGAGATGTAGTATTAACAGATGTGGAAACCAGAATCAATTGGACAATTGATTCTGCTACTGCAGCACAGGCAAGAAATGTTGTGGCCTTTGTTATGGAAGGAAGTTCAACCGGTTTCTTAGTGAACTCTCAAGGGACAACTACAACAACTCCATTAAGCTCTGCTTTTAGACATATTAGTAATTACTACTTTTCTTCCACAGCCAGCAATACAATTCCAGTTGCTCAAAATAACGTAGCTACATCTGCTATTGCAAGAGTGGTTCAAGTAGGTAGAACAACATTAGATGATGGTATCTTGTCAGGAAGTGTAACAGCTACTATGTCGTTTGGTGCTGTAGCCGATCTTGTATTTACTGACGTGCCTCAATCAAGTGTCACTGGTAGTATTGGTAGAAAGGGTGACTTAATTGAATCTAATGATACGACAAATATTGTAGGTACTGTGTATTATGATTCGGGAACAATGGTGTTCCACGGTGGTGATAGCACTACCAATTTCTTAGTAACATCTTCATCGGGTTTTCAATTTGGTCCCGGTGCAACAGCTGGTAATATAGCTATCAACAAGTTGTCGTTTAAGACGATCAGTGCCATTAAACGTTCGTCAGTATTCTGCCGAGCATTCAATCAAGAATTTAATTATACCAACAACTCAACCGCATGTAGTGATACAGCGTTGGGCACTATCACAGCTTCGTTGACAGGAATGCCCACGACATTTATCACCACAGTTGGATTGTACAATGACGATGGTGATCTTATGAGTGTAGCAAAGGTTTCGCCTCCGGTTAAAAAGACATTCGACACAGAGAAAGTATTTTCTGTCAGACTACAATATGCAATAGGTTGGTTGGCATTACCGTTTCTTGCTTATGGAAATATGTTGATGTCGTAATACAAAAGGGGTAGTGGTTGTGATCATAGTCAAGGTAAAATGAGCGATACTCAAAAGAGAAAAATATCTACTACAAAGAAACAAAGATATAAAGATGGCACATATATACATAGGAAAAGAATAGATTTATCATCTAGCCGAAGAAGACATACAGCAAAAACAAAAGAGATTATAAGAGAGAAATTAATATCAAGAATAGAAAAATTGAATGGCAAATATTCACCAAACTATAATCCATATGTATGTAAAGTTATTGATGAATATGGATTACAACATGGTTACAATTTTCAGCACGCAGAAAATGGTGGAGAATTTAAGGTATTAGGATATTTTGTTGATGGTTATGATAAGAAGAAAAACACAGTAATAGAAGTGTTAGAAAAATATCACTCTAATCCTAAACAACAAGAAAGAGATGTTATGAGAAAGAAAGAAATAACTGAATGTTTAGGGTGTAAATTTATAGAGGTTAAACTATACTAATATGTCATTTAAGGCGTTTGAAGAAAATGAGACTCAACCATTATCAATAGTTAATGATGCGACTGTAAGCATATCAAAAAACAGTCCTTGTGCATCTCATATACATTTTTTTACAGGCATCAAAACTATTGGTGATTTGCCAACATTAGAATCATCTATATTTAATCCTACCTTTGGGTTAAATCGAAAAGATGTCATTAAATACAAGTGGGAATTTGATACCACACCAATACCAAATGATACTTCGATCACAGCCGAAAAAATTACTGGTGTGTTCATCAGTTCGGCCGATCAAAGTTTTTTGACACAGGGTGGCAATTCAACTATCTCTCACCAAAATATTTTTGAACATGTCAAAGGTTATCTGTATAGGGCAGATAACTCTTATGATGTTGCAGCCGCAAGTGCATTAAATAGTACTAGTATTGATAACACTACGGTATCTGTTGTTAGAAACATAAACTTTAGAAGAGATGTTAACGCAGATGCAATTCGTCCTACTACTTTCTATATGGAAATGAATACATCGAACACTTCTTTGACTGGTTATGTTTCGGGTTCATCGGCACAACCAACACTCTTGACTTCCAATGTTACGGGATATACGGCAGCTCTCGACCTAAAAAACCCCTATGGTGGTTTCGATGGAACAACTACCAAGTCATTCTTTGGTGTGGGGGTCACAAACGACCCGTACACCGCTTCAGCTAACTTAGACAGTATAACAGACTCAATAACAGTTGAGGCGATCATACGTCCATATAGAAGTGATTCAACAATATTGTTTAGACGATTGGCGAATAGTGCCGATGCAAACACAAGAAATAAGTTTTTAAAATTAGAGTTGACCAACTCTCCAGATGGACAACAACCGGCGTTTAGATTCTATCTTAGAAGTACAGCGGTATACACAAACAATGCAGATAACGAAGCAAACAAAGTTGAAGCGAACTTCTCAGAAGATTTTGCTGATAAAGATGTACAGTGTAGTGGTTTGTTTGTGCCCTCTGATGTAGGTGTCAACTTGTTTGATGGTGGCTTTCATCACATTGTTGTAACGTGGTCTATTTATGAGTTAGGTGAAGGTGATATTAGAGGCAGTGTAGATAGAGGAACTGGTGTGGTGTTGGGTTATATTGATGGATTCAAGTTGCTCAATAAAGAGCAAGTGTTCCCACGACTACAAGGTGGTGATGAAGCGAACGGACCTGTTGCTCAAGCAAATATGTTAGAACAACGTATACCGATACGTACTGTAAGACTACAATCTAGCGATCCTACTTCTGGACCTAGTGGTAACAATGTGTATATTGGAGCCTCAAACTTTAATAGAGAAGATGGTGTTACTCTTGGTGACCGAGGTGAAATTGTTGGCACGACTGACTCAAACATTGCTGGTCTTTATGATGGACAGATTCAATCAATCAGAATGTGGAATATTAGATTGAAGGATGGAAGCACTGGTTACAAACATAACATTAATCAAAAGTTGGAGTTGCCGTCACTAGAACAGGCTTCTGGTTCTGGTGCATTAAATCTAACGTATCAAAACTTTATGGATAGTACACTAACAAGCACTAGTGCCAATAACATTATGGCTTGGTGGCATTTTAACTCAATCAACACACTGTCAGCTTCGGATATTGCAGGTGGGTTAACTGGTGCCGTAGCTACGATGTTGCCGGACCCATACGGTAATGTTTCTTCAAGCACTGGCGCTGTGGTTGGTGATGGTATCACAAAACTATATGACCATGATGATATTACATTAGGAGTGAGTGGAAATACATTTACAGATCTTAATGCTTCTGGCATTAGCAGGACGTTTTTGTATTACGATCAACCGCTAAATATTAAACAGATTGATAATGATTTTTCACAAGGTCGTGTTGTAAGAAAAACAGTTGAGGGTACAATCAAAAAAGTTGGAATGATTTTTTACGATATCTCATCTGTAGTTTTGGATGGTGATGACGCTAACGCCAAACTAAACTTTACATGGCCGGTGAGTGGTGTGACAGGTGACTTTGGTTTTGCCGTCACTGGTAACAACAATGCGGCATTCTCAGTAGAGAGAGTAAGATTTGGTGCTAGTAACTTTGTTGGTAGGTTATTAGTTGATGCAGTTGCTTCAGGGTCAGAGTTTAACTTCACTGAAAATAATACTGGTAGAGATATTGAAACAGGTGAAAGTGTGTTTGATAACCCGACTTCGTTTATATCTACGGTTGGATTATACAATGATAACGGTGACTTGTTAGCTGTTGCTAAATTGGCTCAACCTGTAAAGAAAGATGAAAACATTACCCTTGGTGCTCAAGTTGACTTGGACTTTTAGGAAATATTATGGCTAACCCACTTCTACCTATCGCGATTCACAATAGTGTTGATTCTACTTACGTTAAGATAAAACCATCTGATCGGGTTATTGTTAATTTTGAAACTTCTAGGGGTCATACTATTTCTAGTATAAGCAGTACTATAACTAAGGGTCAAGCTGATCATAATATTGTCACCGCACCTAATGATTCTGTTTGTGCTTTTACAGCAAGTTGGTCTGGTAGCAATTCGTCTTACTGGTTGAACACAAGAATGTTATTGAAGAATGAAGGGTGGGGAAATTCTTTCACAGCAACCACTGGCCTAAATACAGATATAGGTGTGTTTGCTTTACGTAAGAAAATGTTTGATATTGGAGTAGTAGAGGGGGGATTAACAGCAACTGCCACCGGAGTGACGTATGATGCCACAAGTATTGCTGGCGACTATTATGATTCTGGATCTGGTGCTCTGATTCAAAAATCAAGTGGTAATACTGTTGGAATAGTAATACCAGATTCAGGAATGTTTGTTGTAACATCGTCAACTGTACGGGAAGTAGCAACATCAGTAACCTCTGTTAGTTTCAAGTCAAGAGTGATGCACACTAACTTGAATGTGTTTTGTAAGTGTCAATCTAATGAGTTGAATTTTACTTTCAACCCTACTGCTGTAATGACTGGTTCATTAACTTCTAGTTCGATTGTTGAGAGTTTTGATAACTTGTTAACGAAATCAAATCTTACTGCCGATACGGGTAACCATAAGTATTGGTCTGATTTGGTTTCATCGGGTCATAAGTTTTCACCTGTGATTTCGCACGTAGGATTGTATAACGATAGTAATGAATTAATGGCAGTTGCTAAACTCGCTGCACCATTAAAAAAGCCAACTGACTTACCGATTACAGTTAGAGTTAGTGTGGACTTGTAAGGAATATAAGAATGGCATTTAGATTTGTTTCACCGGCAGCAAGCGGAAATATACAATATTTACTTTCAAGATCTATTGATGATCCGAACACCATTACGCTTAATGACACTCCAAGTAATGGAGAAACTGGTCTAGATATTAATGAAACTCTTACTGGTTCGTTACAATCCCTGCCGTTTGATGGTGTGGATGATTACATCATATTGCCTACGGATTCTGGCCGTGGAACAGAATTCCTATTAGATGAAATAGGTAACAATACTATTAAACACGGTAGTACTGCAAACAATATTATGTTTGAAACGTGGTTAAAATTAGAAGGGTCCGGCACCGGGTCAACCACTCAGTTTTGGGAAGCTACGATACAAAGAAACTCAACTTCTTCAACTACTGGATTTGATGGTATATACAGTAGTCAAATAGTATATGGTACTTCCGGTGGTGCCTCTGGTAATTTTATTGAGTTTCTATTTGCCTCTGGCTCAGATATGGCTTGGTCATTAACATCGGCAGACTCTATCATACAAGATACTTGGTATCATGTACTTACTAGTTATACTTCTGGAGATGATGGTTCGACAAGCAAGATGCAAATATGGATAGATGGTGTGTTAAATAGAGAACAAACTTTAAATGAGTTAACAGGTCTTGCGTTGGGTGGAGAAACAGACCCACATCCGGCAACAGGCGCGCCGCTTGCTATAAGACAAATTTCATTTGGTGGTAAATTAGATGAGATGAGACTGTGGATAAATTCTGGCACTACTGAATCTATCAATGCGTTGGCTTCTGTAACTAGTTTGGGTGTTACGCCAGAAGATCTTGCAACGGAAGGTGTGACACAGTTTTCTCCTAGTGCGGAATATCTGGTTGCGTGGTACCGATTTGAAAGCATATCGGCTGTAGATATTTTTGCCGGGATTGCCGACTCTGTAGTGGATACTACTACTTATGTTAATCATGGAACACCAGTTAACTTTTCTGGTTCAGTAGATTTTTCTGAAGATCAATCAATTGTATATGGTCCATCAGTAACAAGTGATTTATTAGCATTAAAAGGTGGCACTCTTGATCATGGCGGCATGGCCGCATTTGATAATCTTGACGGCACTCTTTTATTTGAAGAAGGTATACACAATATTATAGTAGATGCCTCAAACACTTGGGCTGCATCGGGTAGTTCAAATGTTAATATTGACACACAACAAATATGGGTTGGTGCCTCTGGTTATAGGGTTAACACTACAGCTGCTGGACAGGGAGCAAAACATACTATCAATTATAGTGGCAACCTTTTGTTTGATAAAAATACGTATACATGTGGATTAAGATTGTTATCCACTTCAGGTTCTACATCAGCTAGAGTTGTTTTTACAATAGGTCACAGTACTAACTCTGCTTCGACAACGGCTGTGATGGGCACATCTATTTGGAAACCTATTTTTATTACCAACACTGTTTCTGCTGACGCCAATGAAACCACGATCACGGGTTCGATTACTGTTCAACAACTTCATAATGGTGGATCTGATAATGGGGCCTTATTTAACTTAGACGCATTGTATTTAAAAGAAGGCGATTTCCCATCACAATATATTAGACCAGAACGCCTTAGAAAAAGTGGACAAATATTTTGGGACATAGGCGATTAATATGGAATCAAAAAACTTTACAATAGAATCAAAGATTGTATTTAAGAGCAATCGAGGAAGTTTTGATAAACAACCTATCTATACACTTAATGAAACATCCGCATTAACTGGCGGTAACTTTTTATCTGTTTATCGTATTAGACAATCTAGAGATGAAAGTTTTAGCATTACTGGTGCTAGCTTGGCAGTCACCGCGGCTGATGGTTTATTAGGTATAAGTTATGGGGATGGTGTAGGTCTAACGTCACTTACGGGTACACACAGAATAAGGGCACGAAGTTTGACTTCTGGCGCGGGTGGATTGACTTCTGATTGGGGAACACCGGTTGGTGGTGCTGTAGGTAACACTTTGTTTTCGACTAGTGCTGAAGAAAGAGAATATAGTATTTGTACAGTCGTAGATGGTAATAGACAAGTTGACGTTATCATATTAGATAAAGAAACAAATGTATTTGCTGGCGATCTTCAAATCAAAGCTGCTAGTCCTTTGAATAACTTAACTAGTATGGGTATGGGTATTAGACCGTTGAGCACTTCGTATCCTTTAGGTAGTGCCAGTGGTCGGGTAGGATCAAGTTTAGTTTGTCAATATATGTATAATCGTATGGAAAAACAAGAAACGTTTACCACCTCTGGTCTTACTGGAGTAATGGATTGGAGTGGTAATGCAGTTACTGCCGGGATTTATGGTAAGGCTGCTGGTGGAATGGCTACGTATCACGCAGATAATGCCGTAACAGCGACCGTTACAGGTTGGACCCACGGACCCATTGAAGGTGGATTCTTATTAGACGGTTCGTCATATATTGAAACAGCAACATCAAATACATTTTCACTCAGAGACACATCTACTTCGGGCATAGCTGTGATGGGTTATGTTAAAATGTTTAGTACAGGTGATAGTACAAGTTTGTTTACTGTAGGTGCTTGTGGCACTGTGTTAGCTGGAGTGTCTGTAAAGAACGGTAGTGTTGAGTTGAATGTTAATGGAGAAACAGTAAGTGCCGGTTCATTGACAGCTGGGTCTGGAACACAGGCTGGGGCATTACAGATGCCCTTGAATCAATGGGTACATGTTTGTGCTCAAGCAACTTCCGGTCGTACTATCCCTATTAGTGGTGCCGCTATATTTATTAATGGAGAGAAAACAATATTGGCTAGAAGCACTACTAGTTTATCTGGCAACATTGACTTTCCTATAATTAATAGTGATGCTAGAATGATCATCGGAAAGAATATGGATAGATCAACAAGCGGACTAACTGGTGTTGTAGGACTAACTAGAGTATTTAACAGACCTTTGAGTGATGCTGAGGTAATGCAAAACTTCATCTCAACTATTCCTTCTCAGGCTGTTATCTCTGAAATCAATATTGCTTAGGAGTAGTATGAAATTATCTGAAGCAGTTGCTTGTGGTGAATGCTTAGGTTATACTATGAAATGGGCAATGCTTCATACTAGAGACAAGGGTGCTCGTGTTGTATATGCTGAAGTGAAAGACCCTTGGGATGGTAAGAAATACAATCACGCTTGGGCTGAGTATAAAGGTCGAGTATATGATTGGCAGACTATGGAAGCAAAGTTAAGTAAGTATGCTAGTATAGGTTGGCCTATAAAAGAGTTTTATGCAGCCTACAAACCGAACAAAAGAACACTGAAAATGTTTCCTGCTAAGAAAGCTGTAGAAAACAGAAAAGAAACTGGACACATTATAGGATGGAACTGGCCGGGTGGTTGACATGGATATAGAATATCGTATAGATAAAAACAAACTGATAGATAAGTTTCATGCTTTTGTAGAAAAGAATTCCGACTCTGATGATACGTATAATTCTAAGGGTAAGGAAGTACAATATAGAAATGACTATACTGTACTAGATAAAATCAAAGCAATCTATAGGTTTGTTGTCAATAATGTTAAGATGGATCTGAGAAGAGAGTTTATCCATGATGATGAGAAGTTTTATGAGGCTCTTAATCTACTGAATGATAGGGTAAACAATAAGATAAGAGCTAAGAGTGATGGTACACTATATATTCTAGTAGGTCTAGACAAGCCCCTTAAGTTTACTGGTGATGATGATCAGTATAAGCAGTATGTTTATCTTAAGAAGTCTAAACAACAGCAGTTAATAAGGAAAATTGTAGAGGAATTAAACTCGGTCCTAGAAAAAAATGAAAATGAAGAGGAAAATAAATCTGTCATTAATGACGATGACATACCTAACCCCCCGAAAGTTTTGACTGCTGAAGAGATTGCTGATCATATCCTCTCTAATATTTCTGAAGATGAGATTGTTGAACTACATAAAGGAAACTTTGAGAACTTTGATAAATCGTTCAGTGTATTTATAAGTGAATCTACTATAGATCCAAAGGTAGGTGAGAAATTACTAGAGACTCTACACTCTGTATACAAATATAATAAGATTTTTTGGGATACCATTAGAGAAGCTGAAGATAAACCTGTTCCTAAAGATGCTAAGAGTGGTACTGATCAACGTAGAGATCAATCTAGAGAAACTTTACAGAAACGTGGTTTGAAACCCGCAGGTGCTGTATGGCAAGATGCTGAAGGCGTTAGTAAAGCAAAGATAGACGATAAGGGTAATATCGAAAACATCGACGCGTCGTCAGCTGACGGTGAT